CAGTCGTCATAGTAAAGTTGTTTAAGTTCAACGTACCAGCAGTTAGAGTAACTGTTCTAGTTGTTCCGCACGTAAATGCGGTCTGTAGAGCCCATGATCCTGTTCCGTTGAATGTTATCGGAAAATCTAGTGTTCTATTGTTGCTTGTTATTGTTTGTGAAGATGATGAACCAAACGTCATAGCATTTGTGCCAGCAGTATACGTACCACCAGTCGCAGGATTAGTCCAGTTTCCGTAAATTGTTCTTGTTGTATTGCTTAGGGTTCCAGCAAAACTAGTAAGATTAACAGAAAAGAATCCGCCAGTCAACGTGATTACGTCAGCAGTGTTTATAATGATTCCGCTTGTACCACTGGTTGCTACACTATAGCCATCATCAGCTTGTGTTTCATTGAATCCAGTGACGATAGTTTTAGTACCAGAAACAGACGATGCGTTTACATACACAGTGCCTGTTGAGGTAAAATTTGTTGCAGTAGTAATATCAAATACTGTACCGGTGCCAGTTAAAGCTAACTGCCCAGTGCTACCAAATGCTAATGTTCTAGCAACTGCACCTGAACTACTGAATAGACCTGTTGTAAAAGTATAGCTATTTAAGTTTAATGTGCCAACAGTTAAAGTTGCTGTTCTTGTTGCGCCTATAGTAAGTGCTGTTTGTAGTGCCCACGAACCGCCAACTCCATTAAACGTAATTGGAAAATCTAACGTTCTACCATTTCCTGTTATCGTTTTAGAAGTAGTAGATGCAAATGTTGTTACAAGCGCACCAGCGGTATACGTTCCGCCAGATGCTGGATTTGTCCAACTACCATATATTGTCCTTGTTGTATTACTAAGTGTTCCTGTAAAACTAGTAAGATTTATATCTTCAAAACTACCTGTTAATGCAATTATATCTGTTGCGCTAGGACTTAATACAATACCTGTAGTGCCGCTAGTCGCTACATCATATCCAACTGCTTGTGCTTCAGTAAATCCAGTAACAAGAGTTCTGGTGCCGACCGCACCAGTATAGGTGCAGTTGATATAAGGTGTACCTGTTGTTGTAAATAAAGTAGCTGTTGTTACATCAAAAATAGTTCCATTATTACCACCTAAAGAAAGTTGACCAGTGGTGCCAAATGCTAACGTTCTAGTAACAGCTCCAGAACTACTGAAAAATCCAGCTGTTAATGTGAAATTGTTTAGATTCAACGTTCCAGCAGTTAAAGTGATTGTTCTTGTTGAACTTGTTACTAAATTAGTTTGCAGGGTAAATGTACCACCTGCTCCATTAAACGTAAATGGAAAATCTAATGTTCTGCCGTTAGTTGTTATATTTCCAGCAAATGTTCCTGTTGAACCAAATGTTGTAGTGAGCGTTCCAGCAGTATATGTTCCTCCACTAGAAGGTATTATTAGAAAACCATATATCGTTCTTGCCGTATTACTAAGAGTTCCTGTGAATCCTGTGAAATCTACTGAAGCAAAACTACCAGTTAATGCAATCGTATCAGTAGCAGAAGGACTTAACACAATTCCTGTTGTGCCGCTAGTTGCCACGTTATAACCAAAAGCAACTTGAACTTCAGTAAATCCAGTGACAATAGTACGAGTACCCGTTGCGCCAGTATATGTGCAATTTATATAAACTGTTCCACTGGTAGTAAAGTTTGTTGCTGTTGTGATATCAAATATAGTTGCTGCATTACCAGTAAGAGCTAACTGTCCGGTGCCAAAGTTTATCCCTCTGACGTTTGCGTTGTTACTAGAAAAAATTGGTGTTGTAAGTGTAAACGTAACTAAATTTAATGTACCAGCTGTTAGTGTATATCCGGTAGCAGATGTTGTTGTTAAATTAGTTCCTAAAGTTAATGTTCCTGATGTATGTGTGATAGGTACATTTAAACTCAATAGTGTACCACCGGTATTGTTTAAAGTCGCAGATCCAGTTAGGATCGTGATACCAACAATAGATGTAATTGTTTTATTATTAATATCAAGAGTGCCATTTGTCAACGTTAGTGTTCTTGTTGCACCCAACGTTAAATTAGCAGCAAGCGTCCATATTGCTGTTGAAGCGGCGGCTCCAAATATCCAGGGAAAATCGTAAGCAAATCCGTTAATGTTCGTGATAGTATAGTTGCCAGAAGTTGCAGCAAAAGTCCAAGCGTTAGTACCAGCTGTAAAAGTAGTCGTGCCATTTGTAGTGGTGTGCGTAAATGTACCATATATCGTTAATGCAAGATTGCCAACAGTTTGTGAGCCATTAACTATTAGATTTTTCACAAACCCGTTGATAGCATAAGTTGCTGTTCCTGTTGTTTCTAACAAGCTAAAACTGATAGTGTTGGCTTCAAGTAATGTCCCAGGAGTAATTGTTTTTATTACACTCGTACCACCTCCAATAGATTCTACCACTGGTGTGCCGCTGATAGTTAATCCAGTAACTGTGCTTGTATTCCAAATAGTAGCAGTTGCTGAACCATTAAGAACAATTTTACCAGTACCAAAATTTAATGTTCTTGTATTAGCATTGTTACTAGAAAAAATTGGTGTTGTAAGTGTAAACGTGCTTAATGCTAATGTTCCGGCAGTAAGAGTATAGCCAGAAGTTGAAGTTATTGTGATAGCAAAAGGTAAAGTAAACGTCCCGCTCGTATGCGTGAAAGGTAATGCTGTTGTAAACGGTGATGAACCACCAGTGTTTGCTAAAGTAGGTGTTCCTGTAACAATCGTAAATCCAGCAGCTGATATGGTTTTATTATTCATATCAAAAGTGCCATTCGTCAAATTTAATTGACGAGTAGCGCCTAATGTTAAATTATTTGCTAGAGTCCATGTTGCTGTTGATGCTGCTGAACCAAATGTCCATGGGAAATCATATGTAAATCCAGCAATGTTACCTATAGTATAACTACCACTAGTAGCTGCAAAAATCCATGCGTTGGTACCTGCTGTAAACGTGGTTGTGCCGTTAGTAGTTGTGTGAGTAAAGGTTCCGTATATACCTATGTTCGAATTAGTTAATGTTTGAGAACCATTAACAATCAAATTTTTCACGTTTGATGTTGCTGTTGTGATAGTATATGTAACTGTACCTGTTGTTTCTAATAAACTAAAACTAATAGCTTGTGCTTCTGTTAATGCACCAGGGCTAATTGTTTTAGTAACACCTGTACCACCACCTTGACACTCAACTAACGGAGTACCCGATACAGTTAAACTGGTTGTTGTAGAAGTGTTCCATATAGTAGCTGCTGCTGTTGCGTTTAGAACAATTTTACCAGTGCCAAACGCAATTGTTCTAGCATTAGCATTGGCGCTAGAAAATACAGGTGTTGTTAGTGTATATGAAACTAATGATAATGTTCCAGCAGTAAATGTATAACCAAGAATATTAGTAGTTGTTAAATTAAATGGTAATGTTAATGTGCCTGTTGTGTGTGTTATAGGCATTGTTAACGACAAACTACCTGGACCACCTGTATTTGATATACTAGATGTACCAACAGTATTGTTTATCGTAAATCCTAATGATGATAATGTTTTATTGTTAAAATCAAGAGTTCCAGTGACTAATGTTACTTGTCTTGATAATGTGGTATTATTAACTAATGTCCATGTAGCCGTACTTGATGCACTACCAAATATCCATGGAAAATTATAACTATAAACACTAGCACTCGCTATCGACACTACAGGAGAACCAGTTCTAGTAACAGCAAGCGCACTATTAGAATTGTCAACAAATAAAGATGTGCTCTGACATGTCAATAAGGTAGTAGTACTAGCAGCAAATAAAGTATTAACATTAGTTGTGCTAGAATATGCAGCAACAGAACTAGACCCAGAAGTTGCTAGTGCAGCTAATGTGGGTGGAGTAAAAGCGCCTGTGTAAACAGCAGTTGTAGTATTGATACGAACTTCGCTTATGAACCCACTAAATTGTGTGCTTACTGTTGCTACAGCGTCATAACCAATTTTAAAACCTATAGAAGCAGAAACTGGTTTTGTTACTGTTGCCGATGTTGCTGATTCTACACCGTCAATATATATTTTTGTTGTTCCAGCATTACTTACTAAAGCAACATGTTGCCATTTATTTCTTTGTATAGCACTTGCAGCGGTGCTTATACTAACTGAAGCACCAAATGGGACTCCAAAACTTATAGAATAATTAGCATTTAAAGCCAAAACCCAAGCAGTATTAGTCCCGTTTGTACCGCCCATTAAAAAGCGACATTGACCATCACTAAATGTAGTTATTGTGGGATATATCCAACACTCTACAGTCCAAGATGCACCACTTAAATTGTAAGCTGTAGTAGATGCTGGAAACGATAATAAATCAGCACTAGCAGCACCATTAAAAATTACGCTACCAACATTGTTTATGCCAGCATCACTAATTGTAGTGATATTTTGTGAGCCTGAAGTGGCAGCATATGTCCATGCATTAGTACCACCTGTAAATGTGGTTGTGCCGTTAGTAGTTAAGTGAGTAAAAATTCCATAGATTGTGATAGCAATATTGCTTACAGTTTGAGAACCATTAATGATTAGGTTTTTTACTACGTTAGAAGCAGTAAATGTATATGTAACTGTGCCGGTTGTTTCTATCAAGCTAAAATTCATAGCTTGTGCTTCAGTTAGTACACCAGTGTTAATTGTTTTTGTGACGGCTGCGCCACCACCTTGGAATTCTACTAACGAAGTACCGGTTACACTTAAATTAGTAACAGTGCTTGTATTCCAAACAGTAGAAGTAGTTGTTGAATTGATAATAATTTTACCTGTACCAAATGCTATTGTTCTTACGTTAGCAGTTGCACTAGAAAATGATGCTGTATTAAGTGTAAATGTAACTAGTGATAATGTACCAGCAGTGAGTGTATAACTTGTAGTTGCTGTTAGATTTGTTCCTAAAATTAATGTTCCGCTAGTGTGAGTAACAGTAGTCGTACTTAACGTTGTTCCACCAGTATTGTTTAATGTGGCTGATCCAGTTAGAACTGTAATACCTGTTGATGGCGTAACAGTTTTATTATTAACATCAAAAGTACCATTTGTTAATGTTAACGCACCAGTTATTACTAAGTTGGCAGCAAGAGTCCATGTTGCTGTTGATGCTGCCGAACCAAATGTCCATGGAAACCCATAAGTAAATCCAGAGATGTTTGTTATGTTATAACTGCCGCTAGTGGCTGCAAATGTCCAAGCGTTAGCGCCAGCAGTAAATGTAGTCGTACCATTGGTCGTTGTATGTGTGAAAGAACCATAGATAGTTATAGCTATATTAGATACAGTTTGAACACCATTAGTAATTAAATTTTTAATCGTATTACCAGCAGTAAATGCGTAGATAGCAGTGCCAGTAGTTTCTAATAGACTAAAGCTAATTGCGCTTGCTTCTGCTAATGTGCCAGCACTGATTGTTTTGGTTACAGCCGCTCCGCCACCCTGACATTCTACCAACGGTGTACCAGTTATAGTCAATCCTGTAATAGTAGATGTATTCCAAATAGTATTTGTAGCGGCGGTAGTGAGTACTATTTTACCAGTACCAAACGAAATTGTACGAGCAACTGCACTCGCAGAAGAAAATGCTCCAGTCGATAATGTAAACGTACCTAGAGCTAATGTACCAGCTGTTAAGGTTGTAAACACTGTAGTTGTTAATGTAAGATTATTTTGAAGAGTCCATGTTCCGCCAGTACCATTGAATGTGAATGGACTGCTTATTGTTACACCATTAGTGTTTATCGTCTGAGATGTTGTAGCAGTAAAGGTTGTTGTGCCTGTAGTACTCCACACAGTACTTGAACCTAAATTCATACTACCAGCAACAGTTAATGTGGGTGTTGTTCCAGTAGCAAAAGTAGCAGCAACGCCTGTTGCTACTGTGATGCTAAGACATGCTAAAGCACCAGTCATTGTAACAGTAAATGTGCCGCCAGAATTAGCATCAAAAATTACGTTATCAGCAGCAGTTGGAACAGCAGCCACAGTAGTGCCACCGCTAGTAGTACGCCAATTAGTTGTTGAAGTTGTATTCCAAATTCCAGTTCCGCCAACCCAGTATTTGTCTGCCACAATTTATTCCTTACGCTTCAAGTGAATATGCAATTGCATCCCATTTTTGATCATCTGCATTATATACTAAACCGATATATAAAAGTTTATTTGCTACAGTCAATGTTGGCAATGTCAAACCTATTGCTCTAAATCCATTAGTACCAGTAGCCCAAGTAATACTTCTTATTGTTCCATTATCTCTAATTCTTATTAATAGATTTTTTCCATTAATGCCTAAACTAGAAGCATTAAAAGTTATATCTGCTGCAAGAGCTGTAAATATATATGTATCATATAGAGTTCCATCTATAGTAACAGATGCGCTCGATGCTTGACTGTTTGCACGGACAACGCTTCTCCAATACGGAGTTCCGGAAGATCCATTAGAAGCTAATATTTGGCCTGATGTACCAACACTACCATTAGCAGATACTTTTGTACCAAAAGTTAATTGTGTTGTATTAGCAATTAAACTACTACCGATTGTATATGATGCAGCATTGACTGTGTTTGCTAAAATTGATCCAGTAAACGTGATAGTATTAGAAAATGATTGAGTATTAGTCCATGCATATTGTGCAGCAACATTGACGCTACCTCCACCGCCAGCACTATCTGCCCAATAAACATTGGAAGTTCCATTGGATGTTAGTACTTGACCAACAGTTCCTTGAGATCCAGTAGAATCAATTATACTGATACCAGGATTTAATACTAGGTTTGCGGCATGGGTTGTTTTGCCGCCAAAATAACTATTTGCGCCAGTAAAATATAAGTTACCTGAAAGTGTTCTTGAATCTGTATTTTGCACATAATTTTCTGCAGCGATTGTTCCGAGATATGAAGAATTATTAGCAGAAAGCGTAGCAATATATGATGTATTGACTGCTAAAGTAGATGCTGCAGATCCATCATATGATCCACCTGCGCTGTAGTATAATCCCGAACCGCTTGTTAATGCATATAATGCTTTAGAACTAAACTGAACGAACTGGATACCATCAGTTCCAATTGTAGTGATATCGTTTTGTTGGACCCATGCTGTACCTGCACCGACAGATCCATCTAAAACATAAAACAAATCACCTCTATCAATTTCATTAACACCTGCACCAACAACATCATAGTCATATGCTCTAGTTAAAACCCAAGCGTAAGAACCAGAGCCTGTATTAGATACTGAATAAACGCCATTCAAAGCTGCATTAGCTTGAGCTCTCACAAGAATGCGATCTTGATAAGCAGCAGTAACAGTATCAATAACTAACGCTGCATATGAAGAACTTTTTGTGATAGTAGCGCCGACACCGGAAGATCCGTTATCATATGTCGCTGTGCCTAGATCAGTATTAGTTACAAGACGTACGGCAGGATGAAAATTCACGCCAGAAGCAATAGCGTCAGCGTATGTTTTATTTACAATATCCGTGCCATATACGGGCGCAGTTGAAATTGTACCGCTAGTCATAGCTACATTAGCAAATGTCACGTTGCTTGTAGTCGTGACATTCTGGTTCATACGATACGGTAAACGTGCTTCTGCTAATGTGCCAGAAGAAATATTTGTTGCATTAGATGCATATGTAGTGGCATTAGAATATGCATTTGATGCAAGATCGCTTGCATATGTTCTTAAATCTGATGCTGTGTTTCCGCCTACAGTTACGGCATTATTTACATTTAAATTAGATTCCGTTTTACCGTTTAAATATCCAGCGGCATTTGCAGTCAAAGTAGCTACATTTGCTGACAACCCAGCAGTCGTTTGAAACGATGATAGATTAGCAGAAATAGTTAATGTTTTCGGTGCAGTGTTGCTTGTTGTGAGATATATAAAATCGCCATTAGCAACATTAAGAGTATCTTCACCAACAGCAGTAATTGTTGTTTGTCCAGATACAGTAATATATTTGTATCCAGATCCTAAACTAACAAATACGTTTCCGGAACCTTGATCAGTAACATGAAAACCTGTAGACTCATCAAAGTTAATACCTGTAACATTGTTAACTGATGTATTAACAGTTCCGCCGTTGCCGTTAGTAGTTCTTACACTAACACTACCGGCAACGGGAGTTGGAGTCAAATTTACAAGAGCTGATCCATTAGATGTATAAAGAACACCATCGGCAAGATTTAATGCTAACTCACCAACATCAATGTATTGACTATTTGCTGAGTTAGTTGTATTAGGCGTTCTTCCAGATGTGAAAGTACGCTTCAATTGAATTCGGTTCGCAGCCATATGGCATCCTCATAACGCAGTATATACTGCGAGGTTAGATTATATTAAAATGTTCCAGCGTCTATCAAATCAAAGTTCAATGTATTTGCAGTTACTGCAACAGATACTGATGAATTTGCTGTGATGTTTGTCTGAGTCGAATTTGCTACAAGAGCACTTGAAGTTATATATGTCTTCAAGCTTGCGTACCCAAATGATGCTGCCGCAGTATTTACTGTACCCACTGGAGCATCTGTTAATCCGGTAAATAATGCATATGTGCCATCTGATGCATCACGGAATAGACCTGTATATTTAGTTGTTGATGCATCAACATATTGACCAAAGAAACCAATGTCAAGAATATCTGTAACAGTATTGTTTGATGCGAACTGTAGAAGTGTATCAGTAGTTGAGAATGAAGTTGTATTGATATATGCAACTGTTCCTGTAACATACAAGTTACCCGATACAGTAATATCTTTTCCTACATTGATATATTCTGAAACAACGTTGGATCCAAAAACCTTATCATATCTTAAATCTATTGTACCAAGATTATATGTAATGTTTGCTGAAGGAACGATTGATGTATTAACACGACCATTCAGTGCAATAACATCAGATGTACTATCACCCAATTTTGTGTTACCAGATGAGGTGAATGTTGAAGTAACATTCATATTAGGGACTGTTAGGCCACCTACAGCTTCATCTGAAAGTGATGTATTTCCTAAACTAATAGTTGATCCTGCAAGATAGATCGTACCAAATCTGTTTAGAGCAGAACCAAGATTGATTGCTCCATTTCCTGTAGGAACGATGTCTGCAAGGATAGATCCTGAAATAGTCAGGTTGCTAGAAATAACGGTGTTCGTTCCGCCAAAAGAATTATTACCTGTATAAGAACCACTGCGTGACAATGTGTTTGCCATTGCCCATGTATAGGCGTTGCCTGAAGTTGTTTCAGAATAAGTACGAAGATCGCCGGCACTATTTCCACCTACGAAGGCAGCACTTCCAGAAAATGTTGTTGAGTTGATAGTAGAAAATACTGTTGCATTACCAACTAACAGAGCAGTCGTATTTGCACTTACGCTATTACCAGTTGCTCCTGGTTGTGCTCCAATGAAGATTGAAGTAGAGAACCCAGAATTTGCGCCAGTGAAATATAAGTTACCAGAAAGTGTTCTAGAATCTGTATTTTGTACAAAATTTGCAGCTGCAGAGCTTCCAAGATAAGAAGCGTTATTAGCAGTTAATGCATTGTTGACATTAAGATTGACTTCAGTTTTACCAAATGCGTATGTAGAATTATTAGAAGTAAGTGTTGCAACATTTGCTGATAAGCCAGCAGTTGTTTGGTAATCAGCAGCAATTGTTCCGCCAAGATAAGCAGCGTTGTTTGCGTTTGTAGCAGATGAAGCACTATTGACGTTAAGATTGCCTTCAGATTTTCCATTCAAGTTGCTTGAATTATTTGCTGTACCAGAGAATGATGTTGAATTGACTGTTGAAAATACGCTTGAGTTGCCAATTAAAATGGCTATTGTATTTGCGCTTACGCTATTAGCAGCTGCACCTGGTTGTCCTCCAACAAAATATCCAATCGAGAATCCTGTATTTGCACCTGTTAGATATAAGTTACCAGAAAGTGTTCTTGATTCTGTATTTTGAACATAGTTAGCGGCAGCAAATGTTCCAAGATAAGATGCATTGTTGGATGTTAACGCATTGTTGACATTTAAATTGACTTCAGTCTTACCAAAGGCATAAGTAGAATTATTAGAAGTAAGTGTAGCAACATTAGCAGATAGTCCAGCAGTTGTCTGATAATTGCTGAGCGCAGACGTTAATGCATATGAAGAAGCAATTGTTCCGCCAAGATACAAAGCATTATTGGCAGTACCATTGATAGTAGAACTAAAAGTAATGGTATTGCTAAATGTCTGTGTATTTGTCCAAGTAAATTGAGCATCAACATTTGTGCCAAGAGAACCGCCATCACGCCAGTAAACACCGCCACTAGAATTTGATGAAAGAACTTGGTTTACTGTACCTAGAGCACCGTTTGCGGTTACATATGTAATAACGGCATTTGCAACAATAACTTTATCAATTGCAGAAGATGAGTTAGCAACAAGTGCTTGATTTGCAGTTAACGTACCAGGATATCTGGCTCCACCAATAGCTGCAACGCCAGAACCATCTGGCAATCCGATGAATAATACGTTACTTGCTTGTGTAAACGCTAATTCACCGTTTGATAAGCCTGTGACTACGGCGTTAGTAGTCGATCTTTTAATTTGAATTTTATTTGCTGATGAACCTGGCATAGTTAAAAATCTCCTGAATCTATAGATGCTGATGTAATTGATAAAGGTTTTATGTGATATTTATCATCATTGATATCGTATTGGATGACAGCTCCATCAGACTTTTCATCAATGATTATATCGGTTAATCCTTCTAATGTAGTTGCAGATCCCGGAGGAGTAGCAAATACGAATTTTTTAGATGCAGCATCATATTTTAAAAATAATCCGTCACTAATTGATCCACGATCAATATCATCTAAATAACGTAAATTTACTTCACCGCCACCGCCCATCTGTGATTGACGAGAAGCAAAACGATGTAAATCAACAATTGATTTTTTAAGAAGATCCAATTCTTTTCTAAATCCTGCAGGAATCTCGTCTGCAGTTTGTTGCGCTTGCCCAGGTGCACTTTTTGAAAGATCTTTTACTGCTGCTGTAACAAAATCATCAACAGGAAGTTCTGGTTGTGGTTGTAGGTCTTCGAACGTTATTTGCTTTGGTTTGCCGCTAAAACTTTTAATAGTTTTAAAGTTGTCAGGTAATTTAAATGGCGTTTTCTCTGCAGAAATAACAACCATATTTTTTTTAATGTTTTTATCAACCAATTTGAAAGGTGTATCAGCAGAACTAGTGACAACCATATTATCAGTAACATTTTTATCAGGATGATTGACAAAAGGAATAATTTTATTTAATTCTTTTTCAATTATGTTTGCATATGAAGGCTCTGCATTAACAACAAGTTTAGAAAGAGCTAAATTCATATTATCTAAAAGTTTAGCTTCTTTTTCTTGTTTTTCTTTTAATAAAGCTTCTTCTTTTGCTTTTTTTGTTTCTATTTCATTTAGAAGATCTTTTTGACCGAAAAGAGCTGCCATGCCCTTGAGCATTTTCTCTTCATTGATTTTTTTCTGGTCTATCTTAACAAGTACATCTTCAGCATTTAATGCTTTAGCAAACTTTTTAAGAAATTGTTCTTCGTTCATTTATTATATGAATCCTAGGCAATATGATATACCTTATTTATGACTTATAATAAACTTCTATGTTTGAATACTGTATCAGGACCTACTTTTCCTATATGCTCATATCCTTCATCTTTAAAAAAACTGTTTATTGCACCATTAACAGTTTCGAGTATGATCAATGGAAAATGCTTTTGAATAGAATTTCTTGCGCCATAGAGAGCATATATTTCTGATCCTTCAATATCTAATTGAATTAAATCTAATTTTTCATAAACAAAATCATCAATACGAAGCACAGGAACATTGCCTATAACATCATTATTTCTTTTAGTAGCATGAAGGGAACAAATACTACCTGTTCCTCTATTTGTGTCTTGCGGATGATTGTATGTTATATTACGATGCCTATCACCTAATGCAGAATTAAATTTGTAAATAGAAGGTTCCATGCAATTCTGTGATAAACAATAAAAATTATAAGGATCGGGTTCAAAAGTATATACTTTATTAAATATTTTAGACATGAGTTTAGGATACATGCCACAAGCGCCGCCAGCTTGAACTGCAGTATTAAATGTACCGCAATGATTTAATATCATTTCTTTTATTGCCGCCCATTCCATCGAAGGACCATACCAAAGTCCTTCATCTTCTTTGGGCCACACCCATTCACATACGCCATCAAGTTCTTGTTTTTTAATTATTGTTTCGAACATCATAATTTCCATTTTTTCAATATTTTTTTTATTTCATTTTTTGATATGTTATTATCTATAATGTAATCTTCAATAATAATTTTTATAATGGTTTCCGTAGACATTTTATGAATATTTTCAATTTGAAAAAAGTTTTCTAATACCTTCATATTATTTTTTTTATATTCTTTTAACAAATTTTTATCTAAAATTATTTTTCTATTTAATTTATCTGATAGGATTTTTTCTGCTTTATCTTCATACCCATCTTCAAAATATAATTTTCCTACATCAATTCCGATCATATCATCAAATGGTTTGGGTATAAAATATACAGATGTTTGTTCTAATAATTTTTTACGAAGCTTTAAAGTATCATTTTCATTTACATCATATAAAAACAAATGAGAATTTTTAATACGCATAAAAAAATCAAATAAAAAATGTTTTGATGGGTCTGTAGTATAAAGAAAAAAAACGGAAGATTTCGGAAAAGCCTCATGAATACTAAAATTTTGTAAAGGATTTATATAATGCATCGTTGATATAAAAAAATTTTTTTCATAATTTTTCATTTGAATATTTCTTATATATTGTATATGGTTTTTTTTAAAATTTTCTAAATCATTATATAATTCTGATTTTTCTAATTCTTTTAAATAATCTTTTCTAGAATATTTAAAATCTAAAAGAAAATTATTTTTTAATAAAAAATAATTTCTATACAATTCATTAATAGCTTTTAAAAAGTTTTTTTCACTTGCATTTAATGCATTTTGAGATTCAAATTTATTTTTTTCAATTGGAAAAAAAATATGATTGTGATCATAATTCATTTGGAGGAGATTGCTTAAAAAATCTCCTCCATACCCTCCTCTGTAACAGATTAAAATTAACTTATCCCAGCTAAAATCATCACCTATATAATTCATTTTATCCAATCTTTAGGCTTATTAAAATTAGCTTGAGAAAATTTTGCACGGTTGACTAACTTAACAATCTGTCCTTTGTGTTGTACAACATACCCTTCAGGATCTGTTTTTTCGCCACTAATAGATTGTGTCATAGGATTATGAGTCGCTTGTGCTTTATGCAATCCGCCAGTCAAGATATCTTTTGCTGCTTGAACATGGTGATGAATATCTAATGCTGCTTTGAAATGTTTTTCATGAGTATCATGATGAGCAAGAGCAGCATTCATTGTTTCTGTTTTTCTTGCCTTTGCAGCATCTGTTTTAACCTTGTCTACTTCATTACCCATGCGTTGAGCAATGTGAGCACGAAGACCTGCTGTAGAAGGCTTTTCACCTGTACGAACTGTCTTATTGATATAGGTATCAAAATGTTCCTGATGTTTACCAATAATGTCATGGTGACCTTCAGGCAATTTATTATGAAGTTCTTCTGCCTTAGCAATATGATGTTCTACTTTTTTTGATTCTTCTGGTGTGAGATTGCTCATTTTGTCTTTGCCTCTGTAGAAATCATATGGACATCAGGATGCTTCTTGAACATTGAATGATCTGTGATAGGATGAGCATGTAGTGTTTCTGGGTGCTCATGGTCACCTGTAAACTGAGTATGGAAAGCTAATCCAATCTTTGAATTTAATGCTTTCTTGCCTTCTTCAGAATTTCTATCCATATGATATTCGATAGTATTTGGTTTGAAAGAAACGCCATGATCTGTATGCTTCAATTCACCTTGGTCGTGTCCGTAGTCACCCTGAACCATAATACCTTTTTTAGCTGGAAGGACTTTGCCAACATGATTTAATAGGTGACTCATCTTTTGTGCAAGGCCTGGAGAGTGTCCAAAGTGTTGCTGTACTTCTGCATGAGTCGAAGCCCAACGAGGATTCTTCCCAAGAGCAGAATGCTTGGTCGCAACCATCACTGCACCTGTCTTTGGATGTCTCATTGCAAGAAACGCAGGTGCACCATCAAACTTTGTTGAGACGTGGGTATCAGAACCCATGCTTCCTGATTGCAATCCTTTATGGATAGCTCTCAGTGAAGAAATTGCATGAGCAAATCCTGCTTTGTTCTTTACAGCATTGTCTTCAGGATGCTCTTGATGCTTGGCAGATGCAGTACCTGTTGCTTCTGTGATAAATGATTTGAATGTTAGCATTATTAGTGTCCTAATTTTTTTGCAAGATGCCTAGCACCTTCATCGGTACCAACATCAACATTTGATTTTTTAAGTTTAGTAATTCCAAACTGTACTGTTCTTTTATTTAGGTTATCAGTTTTTTGACGAACTCTAAATCTGCCAGTGCCTTCCATTTCAGGCAACCCAAGTTTGTGTCTATCACTATCTTGACTCATACCAGCCCTATAAGTTCCATGAGAATCAATATGCACAGTATCTACATGATGATCTCTCATATAAGAATGGGCTGGGCTTAGGTCTGTATGATCTGAGTGAAACCCACTCTTATTTGTTGTTCCATGAGGTTCTGTATCATTAAGATGTTTTAATAAATTTTTCTTTTTACCATTTACTGTAATAGTAGCTTTTTCTACATGTGTAGCATATTCCGGACGCTTTGCACGAGCTTTATCATCTATATGCCATTTGCCTGTTTTTGGATGCCTTGATAACGTGATTTGTCCGAAAGCAGTTGTTTTGATGTCTGATTTATGTTCGCCATGAAGCCCAGATTCGTTTTCAGAATGAACACCCGCAGAGCCTGAAATTTTCTTTTGTGCAGGTTTACGCTTATCAATTAAATGGAAATCATTGCCTGCAGTCGAACCTGCACCGCCACCTGACATAAGTCCATGTTTATTTAAATGGGATACTAATCTATTTTCTTGTTCTAATCCTCTATTTTTTCTTGTAGAAGGTTTATTTAGTTTATTAGTTGGTATCATGACCTTTTTATTAGAACCAACTTTAGAAACTAGAACTTCATGAGATCCATTATAGATTCCGTGTCTATGGATAGTTACTCTATCACCTTTTGATATTTCATCGCCGTGACTTGAAGCCATTGTGTGGCTTCCTTCTTCATGCTTTGGCCCGCCAGGAAGATATGGGGTTATATACTGACTAGTATGTCTTTCAGCTGAGATGCCGCTAGCACGAAGAGTAACTTCTGTAATGAATGTTTTGAATGTTAGCATATTTTTCTCTATAAGTTTACGATTACAGCAGTTGTTGGTACTTTGTCTGTCACAACGATTCTACCCGCACTGTCACCCTTTGATGGCGAAACACCATATATTTTAGGAACATCGTCTTTATCTTTTGCTAAAGGATCAAAACGCTGATCCTCACGTCTTGCTCTTAATCTAAAATATAATTCATGACTTTTTGCATACGCTTTTGCTTCTGTCATTTCACCATTTTTAAATGTTAAGGTATTTGTTTTTGCTACATATTGAGAAGAAACATCCATCTTTCCTATATACATATAGTCAATAGGACCACCCATATCAGAATTTCCTACAACAATTTTTATTTTATCATTGTTGTTTATTTTTCCAAAAACATCAGGAACTTTGTCCCCCGTCTTTAATTTTTTCTTATCTTTAAGTTCATCATAAGCTGTTTTCATGAATTTTTTAGCAATCCCAGGAACTGCTAATTCAAGACCTTTCAATCCTCCGCCTGCAAGTGACGGAGCAGATTCACCCTTTAATGAAAGATTTATAGGATTTTTTTTGCCATGTACTTCGAAAACAACATCAGTATATGGCTCTGATCCAGAAAGTTGACGTCCGCCAAATTTGTAAGCTTTCTTTACGCCTTCAATAACAGTTTTACCTGCAACCACTGTTATCGGATTTCCTTTATTTAATTTGATTGCGTCAGTTATTGCTTTGACGACACTTTCTTCTTGCCTCTCGGCACTTGCTCCAGCCATATAAAATCCTCAATTCTTTTATTGAGTATTTATAAAATGAAAAAGGGGACCCTAAGATCCCCTTCACTCACAACCCAATCATCTTAGATTCGTATTTAAGCCTACCTCGATAATCATTGCGAAGCCAATCCTCAAAGATCTCGAACCTCAATGAGGCATCAGATTCGCCAGCATGATCTAGATCCTTTTTTGCTTTTGATACGAAGTCAAGCAAGTCACGCAGATTGATCTTTTCAGAATCACCTAGCGCTGCCTTATGCATCTTACCAGCACGTTGCTGCATATGAGTCCCCTATTGAATGAGCAGTTTGTTAGCGACTTTGTCTGTGAACTTGCTATGAATAGCCCATTGAATGAGCAAGGTCACAGCACGACCATGAGCCTCAATCTCCCAAGGAAGGTCCCAGTAGTCCATGTTCCTTGTATTAAAATCTTCTTTCCTGAACCGATAGACCTTGCGCTGCAACTGCAACTCAAACATCTCACCCTTTGCCCACTGCTTCACATGAGTGAGCTCGTGAGCAAGAGTGTTAAGAATCATTTTGAGTTTCTGCGAAGAGTCTATCCGAACGGTGAATTCTCGAGGCTTATAGTGCTGATCTTCCCAGATGCAGTCACCATAGATGCGCTCACGCTGAAAGAGGTCCTTATCAAAGACCAAATGGATCTCTAGATTGTTCTGCAAGCGCTTGGTGAAGAACTTGTCAAGAACATACTGAGTCAAGCTCTTGATACGAGCTTGATCTTCTTTGGTTAGGGAGCTAAGACCCTTGAAGTTGACCGTAGCCATTAGCGATAGACCTTTCCAATCTGATAGCCGGTGATGCTGTAATAGACGCCCCGAGCAGCAGGAATCACGTCTAGACGAGCAGCTGCCTCCTTACGAGCAGTTTCTGCTGCTTCCATGGTCATGAAGATACCAAGAACGAAGTCGGTACCATAGACAGGATCTACCTCTGTCACGGTGTAAGCATAAGCATTGCTATTAGACATCTATCACTCCTCATTACCTATTATTCATAATCGCACAGCTGCAGAATAATGTCAACCGGTAAAAATGATTAGGCTTCTAAGCAATTTTCTAGTGAAGGAAACGCTGCAATAATCTCTTGCCACGCTTGTGCAGCGACTTCTCGGTGCTCCTTCTGAGTCCCTTCTGTCATCCTCAACTGACAATAATGGATCCAAGAGCGAAGGCTACCAGCCATATACATGCGACTAAGAATAAGTCCCTCAGGCAATAAAGCACGTGCTTGCTCCTTTGCTATTCCTGCTGCTATTGCATTATTGTAAAAATCGCCGGCGACCTGTGCGATGTGGACTTGCATTTTGTACCATTCGAGCTTTGTTCCTTCGTCGGAAGTTTCGATGGAATTCTGGCGATTGGCTGTATCTTGCAAACGGGCTTCACGAGTGACAAACCCCATATCTTTGGTCGGATCTGCATAGCGTTGACTGAACTCCTGGAAGGTGAAGGAACGGTGACGAAGGATCTGACGACCAATGTCTCGAGTGGTATTGATTTCCATAACAACATTGACCATTTCAAATGGTGACCAATGCTTATGCTTTGCAAGATAGCGAAGCAGCTTTGGCGCAGTCAGTGTATTATTCTGGTTGCTAGGATTGCTAACACGAGCAACGTAAGCAATGAACTCATCTACAGACAGTACAAATCCTCCCTCATTAACGATGAACGGTTCTGTCATAGCGATGATTTTAGCAGTATTCATTTTCTTTTCCTCATATTCACGGTAATGATAATCGAGATCAGGCACATCTATATCTTCAAGACGACTTAGTGCCGTTAACTTCTTTGATTTATATCCAGGCATAATGTATCTCTATTCAATTCATATATAAAATATACAATATGTATGAATAGAGTGCAACCAAAAAATGAATGAAATTACAGTAATCACTACATATTATAACAACGAAGATCTCTTGAGAAAATTCATTGAAAATTTTCTTTTGATAGAAAATATTAGATTGATAATAGTAGATGATGGTTCAATGATACATCCTGCTATTGATACCGTCAAAAATTTTCCTGCAGACAGAATATCTCTTTATAGAATAAAAAAAGACCTAGGTTTCAACTCACATGGAGCGAGAAACCTAGGTCACACTGTTTCCGTTACTGATTGGAACATATTCATAGATATAGATTACAATTTATTAGATATTGCTGATGATATAAAAAAGTTGCGATATGCGAATTTGAACGAAAACAGTGTTTATTATTTTAATTTAAATACTTTTTTAATTCATAAAGAAGTATATGGTAGCTGCAAAGGATATGATGAAGAATTTATTAATATTCATTATGGCGATAGGTTTTTTTTAGAATATTTGAAAGACAATTTTAAATCAGTTCAAATGACTAGATTGATACCCACTCGTCCAAATAAAAATGTTATATTTTCAAGCGAACATGAAATAACAACATATGATGATGAAAAGAAAATTTTTTATCAACCTATTACAGATGTTACTAATTCAATTGAAAACGTAAAGGCGATGGTAAAGAAAAGATATAAAGAACATGATTTTTTCAATAAACATGTTCTCAATTTTGAATGGGAAAAATTAATCCCATAGACTCTGATAATACTTTCCAAAAAGAATAAACGCATTTTGTTTTCGTTTATTCCAAGCAGTATATCCTTCCTTGTCAAACACATAGGTGCTATTAGGACCTTCATACATTTCAACAACGGTTTTCTTATCGCCATATTCAACAGGCTTGAACATGATTTCATGCTTTCCCGTATGAAATTTGTCGTCTGCTTCATCATCTAGGTATTCAGCAAATACCCAAATCATTTCATCAAGGACCCAGTCCCATCTTTTAAAGAATAGACTATCGGTGTCCCACTCTGCTTGCTTTGGTTCAGCATTAGTTGAACGAAGCTCTTCAGGCACGTCTTCATCATCAACCAACGGAGCACCATGCTTCGTTGCTTTCAACTGAATAAGCATAGGATGAATGATCATAGCAAGCGTATGATCCATAGACCAAGTATCATAGGTATCAATACGGATATCTACTTTTCTTGGTTTATCTGTTTTGCTATAAGGACCGATAGTTACTTTCATTTCCAAAGTCTCACTAATGTATGCCCAACCTTTTCTTTCTTCGAAAAGAACTGAGTCGACCATGTATACCACTGCTCACGTCCATAGTAATCATGGATATAGATAACAGGATCCTGCTTTGTCGAAAGCATCTTCACAAGAAGCGCAGTTGTTGCTCTAGCAACACCATCAACAAAGAAAATCTCTGCGTCCATGATATCCTTACGAGGAAGGAAATAATCATCCAACCCATGAGGATTTTCTTCATTAACAGTCGCATACCCATGCTCAAACCCATAGAGCTCAGGCTTGAAAATATACTTAAAGCGCTTGTTGATATCAGAACGAGTGTTGGTATATTCAGAAACCTTCATATGCCAATTAGGATTGTGCTCAATAGAGATGAGGCGCTGATTGCCTTGAAGGGTTTCTAACCATTTGATAGAAGATCCGCCAGATCCCCATTCAACCATCAATCCATCATCTGACATTTCTTTAATACGAGAGGTCACTTCCGCAACCTCATCCAACTGCATTTGAATCTCATTCATAGGTCCGTAATTCACTGGAATGCTCATAATATAATCCTATTGTTTTCGCTATTAAGCGTCGCGGGAAATAAAGTGCAATCTGATCTTTTCAGGATGAAAGTATTCTTCGATCACATTTAATACTACATCATTTTCGAAAGGTTTGCAACTAAAAACATCAATATAAAAACTTCCATCAATATCACAAAAGTGTCCTGTAATATTAGATGTTTCAATCATCTGCACAAATGAAATGCCTGCCTTAGCAGCATCATGTGTAGCAAAACGTTCAATCCATGGTTCTCCAAAAGCAACCATATCTATAGCAATAACTAATTCTTTAATAAAATTATAGACATTTTCTTTTGAAGAAATTTCATCTATATTGCCTGCAGTGCAGTCAAGTAAAAGGTGATAGCCCCATGTATTGTTCATTTCGCATATGTCCTCATAGTATCTGTTGCAAAACATTATTTATAAAATGGTTCGGGAGGAAGGGCTCGAACCTTCAACCTTGGGATTCAAAGTCCCCTGCGCCACCAATTGCGCCACTCCCGATCAACTCAATACATTTTAAATCT